TTCGCAGGAAATGTGAAGACTGAACTTGTTAGAGACTAAGGGCGCGCTCGTGCCGGTGCTGATGACGTTCAAAGCTGGTGGCCATTACGACGCCAGCCAAGGCTGGACCGATGGCTACCCCACTCAGTCTTCCAAAACCGGGGCGGTCTATCTGGCGGCCGAGTTTGTTATCACTGGCGGCGAATATGCCAAACGAAAGATGTGGTCGAACATCGGGCTGTACTCACCCAAGGGGCCAACCTGGACGCAAATGGGCAGAACCTTCGTGCGTGCTGCGCTCAACAGTGCCAGAGGCGTCCTGCCGCAGGACAACAGTCCCCAAGCTGTCGCCGCCCGGCGCATCCAGGGGTTTGTTGATCTTGACGGTCTGGAATTCGTGGTGCGCGTGGACATCGAAAAGGACGACCGGGGTGAGGACCGCAACGTGGTCAAGATGGCCATCGAGCCAGATCATCCTGAGTACGCACGCATCATGGGTGTGCCCTCCAAGTTGAAAGCCACAGCGCCAGCACCAAGCAATCCGGCAACACCGGCGCCAGCAGCAACACCAGGGCAGACCAACGCCACAGCAGCAGCGCCAGCACCGCAACGCGCAGCACCCGTGTCGGGCAAACCCGCCTGGGCGCAGTGAGGAGTGCCAGCTATGTATGCCTCTTTACCTATGCCGCAGGCTTACCACCCGGCTTGCTTTAGTGACGCCTCGCAGTACCAGCAGTGGCGCACCTATGCCGTCAAGACCCGTGCCGGTGACAGCGACTTCTGCACCGACTGCACCCGTGCCTACCAGCACCAGATGATCAAACAGTGCCGCTGTCTGCACGCCAAAACCCGCTTCTTTGTTGACTGCGATGGTTATACCGAGGGTCGTCGCCCAGTTGAAGAACGTCTTGTCAATTGCAAGAAGAAAGGTAGGCGATGAAATGCTGGGTCTGTTCACGTCAAGCCCGGGGGTACGGTCATACCGACACCCGGCATCGCACAGGACAGGCCCAGCGGTATCCGCTGGACTGGGTCTTCTGTTCCGAGCGCTGTCAAAAAGCGTTTCACGCCATGTATGGCAACTGGGTGCGTTTGCAAGACGACCTGGTCGACAGCAAGGGGGCGACCATGGTCAATCTCTCTGAAGTTGAGCAAAACGCCATGGTCAAGTGCCTCAAGGCCTTCGGCGAAGCAGCCGGTGCCATTGGGTTCACAAAACCACTGGGCGACTATTCTGAGTCTGAAGCCTTGGCGGTCATCGACTCAATCGTCACCTGCTTTACGCAGGCCATGGTGGAGCACCACGAGAAATCTAAATACCCACCGGTGCGTGGTCTGCCAGAGGTTCCAGATCCCATGGCGAATCTGGTCGCCAATCCGTTTGCCGACATGGAAAACGATCTGCCCTGGGAGGATGCCAAATGATGGACTTCAACTCATCATCAAGCGTCAGCGGCCAGATCAGCACGCTGATTGATCTGGGTCTGCAAAAGACCCGCTCCAAGGAGAAATCCCGCCAGTATCTGGGCGCATCTCGTCTGGGGGTGTCGTGCGAGCGCGCCCTCCAATACGAGTACGCCCAAGCGCCGGTGGACCCGGGGCGCGAGACGCAGGGGCGGATTCTGCGCATTTTTGAGCGTGGCCACGTCAATGAGGACAGCATGGTCGCGTGGCTTCGTGCAGCCGGGTTCGATCTGCGCACGCACAAACCGAACGGCGAGCAGTTTGGGTTTTCAACGGCTGACGGTCGCTTGCAGGGTCACATCGATGGTGTCTTTGTCGGCGGGCCTGAAGGGTTTGCCTATCCTGCGCTTTGGGAAAACAAGTGCCTGGGCTCCAAATCCTGGCGTGATCTTGAGAAAAACAAGCTCGCGGTTTCCAAGCCTGTTTATGCCGCACAAGTGGCCATTTACCAAGCCTACCTGGAGTTGCACGAAAACCCGGCCATCTTCACGGCGGTCAACGCCGACACGATGGACATCTACGCCGAGTTGGTGCCGTTCGATGCGGCGCTGGCCCAGCGCATGTCCGACCGGGGCGTGAAGGTGATTGCAGCCACTGAGGCAGGTGAACTGCTGCCTCGCGCCTACCTTGATGCCACCCACTTTGAATGCAAGTTTTGCGCGTGGCAAGACCGCTGCTGGAGGACAACCCAATGAACACACCAAAGCAAGAATTCCAAATGGATACCGAGCCCATGATCGATGCCAAGCAGGCGGCGTGCGCGCTGCGTCTGCCCCTGTACTGGTTTGGCGACCCCAAGATGCGCGCCAAACACCGCATTCCACATTACCTGCTGGGCGGCTTGGTTCGCTTTCGCATGAATGAACTGAGCACTTGGGCTGCCAACAGCAGTGCCACTGGCGACTCTGAAACAGGTGCAGACCAATCGGAGGATGCCAGCCATGATGGACTTTAACGATGTGACACCGGCACCATCACCGTCTGGCGATGGCAACCGCGAAGAAATTCGCGCCAGCTTGCTGCTGCGACTTGAGTCAGTGCTGAGGGACATGTTTCCCGCTGGCAAGGTCAAACGCGACAAGTTTCTGGTGGGCGACATTCTGGGTAGCCCAGGCGACAGTCTGGAGATCGTTCTTACCGGTGAGAAGGCCGGACTGTGGACAGATCGTGCAACTGGTCAGGGCGGTGACATCTTCGATCTGATTGCTGCCCATCAATCGCTCAATATTCATTCGGACTTTGCTAAGGTGCTCAGTTTTGCGGCGCAACTGGTCGGCAAAGCGCCACAACAGCTAACGCGCAAGCGCAAGGTCGAGCCACCCATGGACGATCTCGGACCAGCCACGGCCAAGTGGGATTATCTGGACGGCGACGGAAAGCTGATCGCCATCGTGCATCGGTACGACCCACCCGGCAAGAAGAAGGAGTTCCGCCCCTGGGATGTCAAACGCAAAAAGGCTACATCACCTGATCCCCGGCCACTGTACAACCAGCCGGGCATGCTTAAGTCTGACCGGGTGGTGTTGGTCGAAGGTGAAAAGTGTGCCAAAACCCTGATCGATGCGGGCATCTGCGCCACCACCGCCATGCATGGAGCCAACGCGCCGGTGGACAAAACCGACTGGTTACCTCTGGCAGGCAAAACAGTGCTGATGTGGCCAGACAAGGACAAGCCTGGCTGGGAATACGCAGATCGTGCAGCGCAGGCGATGTTGGCTGCTGGTGCCAAAACTTGCCATATCCTGTACCCACCAGAGGCTGCGGCCGAGGGGTGGGATGCAGCAGATGCTCAAGCCGAAGGGTTCGATGTTGCAGGCTTCATTGCTCACGGCCCACGTATGCAGATGTACTTGGTGGCTGATGGCCCGGACTCGGCCACCACCGGCAGTGCCACTGAAGAGGCTGTTTGGGGCACGGAAGATGCCCTGGCGCTGTCGTTCACCCGGCGCTATCACAACGATTGGCGCTATGTTGCAGGATGGGGCAAGTGGCTGGTCTGGGATGGCCTGCGCTGGCGAGCTGAAGACACGTTGGCTGCCAGTGACTTGATTCGGCATGTGTGTCGACACGCATCGCTCAACGCGAGCAACCCCAGGGTCGCTGCCAAATTGGCGGCATCAAGCACCATCGGCGGTGTTGAACGCCTGGCACGCGCTGACCGTCGTCATGCTGCAACCACTGATGAGTGGGATGCTGACCCCTGGTTGCTCAACACACCGGGTGGGGTCGTCGATCTCAGGAGTGGACGGCTGCGAGACCATGATCGATGCGACCGCATGACTAAGATCACAACGGCCACCCCTCGTGGCGAGTGTCCGATCTGGCGGCAGTTCATCCACGAGGTCACTGGGGGCGATGTGGAAATGCAGACCTATCTGCAACGCATGGTGGGCTATGCACTGACCGGGTCAACCCGGGAGCACGCACTGTTCTTTCTCTATGGCACCGGTGCCAATGGCAAGTCAGTGTTCGTCAACACCCTGGCCGACATTCTGGGCGACTACGCCACCAACGCGCCGATGGATACGTTCATGGAAACCCGCACTGACCGCCATCCGACCGACATGGCCGGTCTGCGTGGGGCACGGTTTGTGGCAGCGATTGAGACTGAACAGGGTCGCCGCTGGGCTGAATCGAAGGTAAAAAACCTCACTGGCGGCGACAAGATCGCAGCGCGTTTCATGCGCCAGGACTTCTTTGAGTTCTTTCCGCAGTTCAAGCTCTTTGTCGCAGGCAACCACAAACCGGCTATTCGCAATATCGACGAGGCTATGAAGCGGCGCTTGCACCTGATCCCGTTCACCATCACTGTGCCGCCCGAAAAGCGCGACAAACACCTCCAGCAAAAACTCCTGGCCGAACGTGACGGAATCCTTGCCTGGGCGCTGGAAGGCTGTTTGGCATGGCAACGACTGGGTCGGCTTGATCGTCCACAGCAGGTCACGGATGCCACCGACGAGTATTTCGAGGCCGAGGACGCCTTGGGTCGCTGGCTTGATGAGAAATGCGTAGCAGTCGAGAGTGCCAGATCACTGACAGCAGAGCTCTTCAACGATTGGAAGTCTTGGGCTGAAGCTGCTGGCGAATTCATTGGTTCACAACGCAGATTTTCTGACCTGCTGATCACCCGTGGCTTTGAAAAGTGGCGCAACGGTTCAGGTGTCCGTGGTTTTAAGGGCATCGGACTGAAGTCGCCACCGAGTGCCAGCTACACGCCCTACGCAGACAACTGACCCCATAAAAAAAACCCTCAGTCTGACGCAGTCGTCGCAGTCCCCCGTTAACCCTCACACGTGAGGTGACCCGCACCTTATGGAAAGTTACGACAAGCTGTGGCGACTGCGTCAGACCACCCCGGAAATGACACAAATCATGAACAACACAATCCTTACCCTTGACCTCGGGACAACCACTGGCTGGGCTCTTCGCCCCCAGAACGGCCAGACTGCCCACGGCTTTGTCAGCTTCAAATCGCAGCGTTTCGAGGGCGGTGGCATGCGCTTCCTGCGCTTCAAACACTGGCTGGCTGAAATCAAAACGATGACTGGCGAGATCAACGCCGTGTACTTCGAGGAGGTCCGCCGCCACGTTGGGGTTGACGCCGCCCACGTCTATGGCGGCTTGATGGCCACTCTCACCACCTGGTGCGAGCACCACCGCATCCCGTACCAGGGCGTGCCCGTGGGCACGATCAAGAAGCACGCCACCGGCAAAGGCAACGCAGGCAAGGCAGAGGTCATCGCGGCCATGCGTGCCCTTGGTCACCCCGTCACTGACGACAACGAAGCCGATGCCCTGGCCATCCTGTACTGGGCGATGGATACCCAAGGAGAAAACGAATGAAAAAACCAACACTGATTCCCATCGTCCCGACCACACTCAACGGCCAGTCAAGCCAAATGGTCGACGCGCGTGTGTTGCACGGTTTTTTGGAGGTCAAGCGTGACTTCTCAAACTGGATAAAAGGCCGCGTTGAGGAATTTGGTTTTGAGCGTGGCGTTGACTTTGTCTCGTTTGATTCGCCAAATCCGGCGAATCAAAACACCCGTGGTGGAGATCGCAGGTCAATCGACTACTTCCTGACCATCGACATGGCCAAAGAACTTGCCATGGTCGAACGCACCACCAAAGGTCGCCAAGCCCGTCGCTACTTCCTGGACTGCGAGCGCCAGCTTCGTCAGTTGCAGCAAAGCCTGCCAGCCAATATGACTCACCAGCGCACGGCCATCAGTGCAGGGCAACAACAAGCTATCAACCGCCAGGCCTGGGCTGACGTGTCTGGCCAAGCCCAAGCTGCCTTTCATGCACGCCGTGAGCAACTGCTGCGCGAGTGCCTCGATACACCCGAGCCGCGTCAGCGCATCGTCCCACTGCACATGGTGCCGATCTGGGCACGTTGAAGGAGGCTGCACATGAAAGTCCCAACCCACCACTACCAATGCCCCCTGGGTCGCTTGCAGCCCACCGTCACAGACCTGGACAGCGTCAAGCAACGCGGCTGGCGTGACCAGAACATCCTGGTGGTCAACGCCGAGGACAAGCGGCTGGCGTGACCAGAACATCCTGGTGGTCAACGCCGAGGACAAGCGGCTGGACTACCTCGAGCGCGAACTGGTGCGACGCATCGGCGAGCGTCTGTACGGCACACCAAGGACACGTCATGGCTGAGCGCAACACACCTTGGACACCTGATGACGTGGCCAACCGCTTCGAGGACGCTGCGGCCACTGCAAGGCGACTGCCCTCGGCCAACGTGCAGGGCTACTTCAACGCGTGGCCCACCATCGTGCGCTGCCAGTGGGAGATGCTGGCAACCGATGAACGTGTGGTCTGTCGCTTCCCACCTTCACCGAAGGACGTGGAGGACATGCTTGAGGTCATGCTCTGGGTGCAGTGGCTTGAGGTCGAGCAGCGCCACTTGGTCTGGATGCGTGCCAAGCGGTACGGCTGGCGAGACATCTGCACGCGCTTTGGCATGTGTCGTACCACAGCGTGGCAGCACTGGCAAAAGTCCATTCAACTGGTGGCGCAAAAGCTCAACGACAGCCTCAAAAAGTGAGGGAGGCGTGACAAAACGCCACGGATACATCCAAGACAAAGGGGCAGGCAGAGTAACGTATCCAGCACTTGTCCAGCGTTTTGCCACTTTGTCCTTTTGGCCTGCAAAACAGGGCTAAACATCCAGCCTGTTTTTCGGTATATTTACGGCTATGGATGGAGAAAACCGCTGGCGATCTGTTGGAAATTAGCCACTGAGCCCCAGGTAAAAGGGGTCCTTCTTTCAGAAAATCCTATGCGGGGGGGAACAGCGCAAGACCCGCCCAACGACAGACTGCAAACCAAGGTTTGCAGGAGTTTGCACCACGGCAGGTTTGCACCCTGGCACACAGGGGGGGAATTCAATTCACACCCCTTGCCCGTGCAAACGCCGCACAGCAAGCGATGACCTCCAGTATTTGGATGCCATCGACTCCTTTGGTCTTAAGCAACTGACCCGTATTTTTTAGCCCGACTTTTTCTGAACCCGCTCTCGGAGTTATCTGACGGCGGGTTTTTACGTTCAACTCCAGCGCTTGAAATAGCGCACCTCGCAGCCCGTCACTGGTTTTCAAAGACCCGTGCGGGCCGTACTTTTTTTGGAAAGCTCGAAACCCGTGAATCCACTCAACGTCGAGTACCGCAAGGATGAAGCGCAGACATTTATCGCGCGCAATACGCGTACTCACAGTCCACTGCAGGTGGCCAGCATTGCGTCAAGCATCAAAGAATTTGGCTACGACAAATTTTCTTTCTGCACCGAAAACGATTGTTACGCTGTAGATGTTGACGGTCATGTCTATCGGGTGTGTAGACAACAGCGAAGCAAGAGTGGGCGTCTCATTCGAAAGTACGAAACCATTCGTTTAGGTGGATCGATTGATGTCGATGGCTACGTGGTCTATCGAATGAGAGTTGGCGAAGTCAAGAAGCACGTCAAGGGACATCGTGTTGTCCTAAATGCATTTGTTGGCGAACGCCACGATCTCTGCGTCAATCACAAAAACGGATTGAAAGTCGACAACAGACTCTCCAATCTTGAGTGGGTGACGGTTGCCGAAAACAATGCTCACGCAATTCGCACCGGTCTGTTTGATCCCAGAAGCATTGATCAATCGTCGCACACAAAAGTCTTTAAGTTTGACTACGTCGCGATATACGTTATGAACAAGCACCTTGGCATTGCGCGCACTGAATTGGCAAAACGCAACCGTGTATGCCGACAAACAATTGATCAAGTCATTTCCGCTGTTGATCGTGTTTTGAAGAAGCCCTATGCATTTGCCTGAACAATTTGAGCAATGGCCGGTGTCCCGTTTGATCGAGTACGTTCGAAATCCTCGCAAGAATGATCATGCTGTAGCTGCGGTTGCAGCTGCAATACATGAATTCGGATTTCGCGTGCCGATCATCGCCAGGAGTGACGGCACCGTTGTCGATGGTCACCTTAGACTTAAGGCAGCCAGACAACTTGGACTGGAGACGGTTCCCGTCCTGCTCGCCGATGACATGTCAGAAACGCAAGTTAAAGCGTTTCGTCTCAGCGTCAACAAACTCGCCGAATTGGCTGGTTGGGACAACGAACTGCTATCCCTGGAACTGGCAGATCTGGATGCTGCTGGATTTGATCTCAACCTCACTGGCTTCTCCGATGAAGAAATTGAAAAATTGCTCATCGATATCGAAGGTGATCCTGTCGATGATGCCCCATCCGAACAAGCCGAAGTGGCTGACGAAGTTCCTGACGCGCCGGTCAACCCGGTATCCCGAACCGGCGATGTCTGGCTGCTCGGTGCGCACCGCCTGATCTGTGGTGATGCAGGTGACCCGGCCGTGATCGCCGCCTTGATGCAAACTGAAAAGGCTGCGCTGTGTTTCACCTCTCCACCCTACGGTACCCAGCGCGACTACACCGACTCGATTGTTGATTGGGATGCGCTTATGCGCAGCGTCTTTGCGCAACTGCCCATGGCTGCCACTGGTCAAGTGCTGGTCAACCTAGGGCTGATCCACCGCGAGCAGGAAGTCATGCCGTACTGGGATGGCTGGCTGTCATGGATGCGCCAGCAAGGTTGGCGGCGATTTGGCTGGTACGTTTGGGACCAGGGCCCAGGCCTGCCGGGCGACTGGAGTGGACGCTTTGCGCCAGCATTCGAGTTCGTGTTTCACTTCAATCGCAAGGACTCCGAGGTGCGCAGACCCAACAAAAACGTGCCCTGCATCTACGCTGGGCGCGATACGCACCTGCGCGGTGACGGCACCAGCGCCGGTGGCATGCGCAACAAAGATGGCAGCAAAACCTCGTGGAACCATGTCGGCACGCTCACCCAGGACACCAAGATCGCGGACTCGGTTATTCGCATCATGCGCCACAAGGGCAAGATCGGTCAGGACATTGACCACCCGGCCGTGTTTCCGGTGGCGCTGCCTCAGTTTGTGATGGAAGCGTATTCGGATACCGGTGACATTGTGTTCGAGCCCTTTTGTGGCAGCGGCACAACCATGCTGGCCGCGCAGCGCAGTGGTCGCCAGTGCCGCCTGGTGGAGATCGCGCCGCAGTACGTGGACGTGGCCGTCATTCGCTTCCAGCAAAACTTCCCCGATGTGCCGGTGAGTCTTGCAGCGACCGGCCAGACCTTCAAGGCGGTCGCAGCAGAGCGACGTGCGCCAGCAACCCCAACAATTGATTTTGCAGAGGAAAATTCATGACCGTATCCTGGCTGGCCAACAAAATCGAGCAATGGCCAACCGCCAAACTCTTACCCTACGCTCGCAACTCGCGTACACACTCGCAGGATCAAGTGGCGCAGGTCGCTGCTTCGATTGTTGAATTTGGCTTTACAAACCCTTGTCTGATCGGCAGCGATGGCATCCTCGTGGCAGGTCACTGTAGGCTCGCTGCGGCGCAAAAGCTCGGTCTTGAGACTGTCCCGGTGGTGGTGTTGGAGCATTTGACATCTACTCAACGCCGGGCACTGGTGATCGCTGATAACCGTACCGCAGAGTTGGCTGGCTGGGACGATGCGATGCTACGGGTGGAACTCGATGCCCTGCGCGATGATGACTTCGATTTGTCGCTGACCGGCTTTGATGCCGATGCACTGGCCGACCTGTTCGAGGGCGACGAAGGCGACGTGGGCCAAACCGGTGACGATGAGGTGCCCGAGTCGCAAGAGACTGTGATCTCGCGCCCAGGCGACGTGTGGCTGCTCGGTGCCCACCGTGTGCTGTGTGGCGATGCCACCGATGCTGCCAGCTACGACGTGTTGCTGCAAGGCAAAGAAGTGGACATGACGGTGACCGACCCGCCGTACAACGTCAACTATGCCAACAGCGCCAAGGACAAGATGCGCGGTAAAGACCGTGCCATCCTCAATGACAACCTGGGCGACGGGTTTTACGACTTCCTGCTGGCAGCACTCACACCCATCATGGCCAACTGCACCGGCGCGGTCTACGTGGCCATGTCGTCCAGTGAACTCGACGTGCTGCAAGCAGCGTTTCGCGAAGCCGGTGGCAAGTGGTCGACTTTCATCATCTGGGCAAAGAACACCTTCACCATGGGGCGCTCGGACTACCAGCGCCAGTACGAACCCATTCTGTACGGCTGGCCCGAAGGCGGCAAGCACCACTGGTGCGGCGACCGCGACCAGAGCGATGTGTGGCAGATCAAAAAGCCCCACAAGAACGATTTGCATCCTTGCCTGTGCCCTGGCTCAGAGGTTCTGACGGAGAACGGTTGGCGAATCATCGAATCGCTGCTCGCCGGTGAGCGCGTCCTGACAGCCGACGGCATGTTTCGCCCGGTCGAATTCGTATCGAATCATTTCGTCCAAACGAGCGTCTTTCGGCTTTTCGTCATGGGTATCGATAGCGCAGTCGATGCCACCGGCAACCACCCCTTTCTCGTTCTGCGTGACGGCAGTTTGGCCTGGATCGAGGCTTCACAAATCATTCAGGGAGACGAGATATGCTCACCAGCAAAGGCTATATCAGAAACTGGTACGGCGGTCGACTGCGAATGGAACACGACATCATATGGGAACGAACCTTTGGCGCCATCCCAGACGGGTATTGCGTCCATCACGTCGACCACAACAAGCAAAACAATCACCTTTCAAACCTGCAACTTGTCACCCACCTTGAGCACAAGCGGATTCACTCCGGTTGCGAGTTACGCGATGGCGTTTGGTGGAAGCACTGCAGTGCCTGCGGGACACTTAAACCGATCACTCCCGAACACTGGTATTTCAGTGCAAGAGGCCATCCCTACGGATGGGGCTGCCGACCCTGTCATGTCAAAAAAGTCGTACAGCTTCGTTCTGCGAAGCGTCAACGCAATCAAGCTGATAAATTACTCGGGGCTGGTATGGAATTTGTCGGTAAAGGACAGCCCTACGTTTCAAACGCGCATTGGCATGTCGCACAACACCATGAAGCCAGTCGAACTGGTAGAGCGCGCCATTCGCAACTCCAGCAAACCCGGTGACGTGGTGCTCGATCCCTTTGGCGGATCCGGCACGACCCTGATAGCAGCTGAAAAGTCAGGCCGCACGGCGCGCCTGACGGAACTCGATCCGAAGTATGTCGACGTGATTGTCCGGCGCTGGCAAGACTGGACCGGAAAACTTGCCAGTCGAGAATGCGATGGCGTTGGCTTCAACGATTTGGCCGGAGTTGTCGTTGGTGAAACTGGCGACGACGGCCAGGAAGATCAGGGTCACTCATGATGCAGTCGCGCTGGATGTCCCTGGTGGAGTCGGTGGTCAACGTGCTGGTGGGCTACATCGTGGCGGTGACCACTCAGTATTTGGTGTTCCCGCTGTTTGGGTTGCATGCGACCTTGTCGCAGAACCTGGTAATCGGATTGATCTTTACGGGTGTGTCGCTGGTGCGCAGTTACTTGCTGCGCCGGGCGTTTGAGGCCCGGCGTGTGCGTCAGGCAAAAAGCTCGTCGTCGATGGCGGCTTGCACCACAAACCCGGTCAAGTAAGCCATGCCGCGAGGGATGCCGTATTCGTTTGAGGTGATGCGACTGATTTTCCATTTCATCCAGCGATTGGTTGCTTGGCCAATGGCATCGGCCATGTCGCTGCCAGCAACAAGCCAGTCTTGAACTTCGTCTGCGAAGTGTCGGCCAAAGCGGCTGTCCAGGAAGGCGCGTACCTGTTCAGGTTCGCACCCGGTGGCTGCGGCAATTTCTGTGGATGCGATGGGCCAGGCGGCGCTGGCGTGCTCGTTCATGGTGCCCCAAAAACCAAACCCTTCGTTCTGGGTTGGAAGGATTTGCGTTGCGTTGCTCATTTCGATTTCCGTTTGGTGTGTTGCGATGCTTGTAGTAACGCGCTTCTTTGTTGTGAAGCCAAGTCAATTCTGATCATTTTTGATTCTTTTTGAAGGGGCCAGTTTCCTGGCCCGGTAGGTATCAGCTTCATTTCGACCAATCGGAATGGGATTCAATCTTGACCCAATCGTGTGGTTGCTTTTCCAGCTTTTCCTTAAAGTCCATCGCATCGCAAACATCGTCGCAGGTCAGTAAAAACTCGTCGTTGATAAAAATTTGGTAACCGATGGTACGTTTGGAGATGAGTTCTTCGTTGGTGGAGACCCGTTTGACTTTGACTTGGTTCATGATTTTCCTTTCGGGGTTGTTGTTGCGACACCCGTAGTAACGCGCTGTTCGATTGAGAAGCCAAGTCAATTTGGCTTCTTTCCGAATCAATTTTTTAGGCTGCTGCCCGGTAGGTGCGCACGCCGCCTTGTGCTTTGTCTGATGTGATGGTCATGCCCAGTTTCTTTTTGAAAGCTCCGGCAAAGGTGCCGCGCACGGTATGGGCTTGCCAGCCAGTTACCTCGCAAATCTGGGCGATGGTGGCACCCTCGGTGCGCTGGAGCATGCCGATGATGGTTGCCTGCTTGCTGTTTTCGCGGGTGCGGATGACCTTCGCAACGGGCTGCTCGGCTGGCGCTGCGGCCGACAAGGGCTGGCCCTGTGTCGCGTCGATTTCAGTTGCTGGTGCATCAGTGCCAGCCAGGCGTTCGTCGCATCCTGTGGCGTTGTCGTGCAGGTCAATTTCGGTTTCGTTGGCGACGTCGCCTGGTTCGGCTTGGGCTGCTGGCGCTGACTCGTTGGTATCCACGTTGTCATGATCAGCATCGTTGGTGTCCACACCTTGCGTCCACGAGGCCTCAGCCTGCGCCACGGCTGCGTCAAGTTCTGGGTCTGGTGCGATGCTGCAAGCAGTGGGTTTGGCGCAGCCCAGCACGTCGTAGCCCTCGGCGGCGACAAAGTGGTCGACACCGTTGCTTGTGATCAGTGCGCGGTTGAAAAGTCCTTGCAACACTTTCTGGCGTGCGCCGCCTTTGATGTTTTCTGGAAACCAGTCGATGCGTCCTTCTGTGTGGTCGATGGCATGGGTCAGCATGGCGTGCTGGGTGGCAGTCAATGTAATGGTGCTCATTTGAGGTTCCTTTTTGATGGTTAATTAAGACGATGTGATGAACGCGCTGTTTGCAGGACAAGCCAAGCTTTTTCTTCTTAGCTTGTCGTGATCTTTTTATGTGTTGGCAATCTCCGACTCAGTCGGCTTTGGCATGGTTGCACCCACTTCGACGCCCGCTTTAAAAGCTGCTTCCAGGGCATCCCGTACCGCCCAGACTGCGACGTCATGGAAGTCAAGGCTGTCTGCGTTGCGCGTTTCCAGCGTCTCGATAAAGAGGTGTTTTTGGGCAATCAGGGTAAAAATCTGGTCGATGGTGCTTTTCATTTCTAACTCCGTTTGGTTGGTTGCGATGCTTGTAGTAAGACGCTGTGTGCTTCAGAAGCCAAGTCAGTTCGCATCTTTTTTTTCAATCTTTTTTAACTTTGATTGGCTTCAAACCAACACCCCACCAGAGATGCAAATTTGCATCTCTGCCTGACGCATCACTTTTGAAATGAAAAGAACACAACACACCCATGGGACTATCGATTCGCGCCTATGCCCGCCATCGCGGGGTCACCGACACCGCCGTCCACAAGGCCATCCGTAGCGGGCGCATTGAAGCGCTCGCTGACGGCACGATTGATCCGGATCAGGCCGACGCACAGTGGGCGCGCAACACCAGTGCGCCCAAGACAGGCACGCAACGACCCGCCGTCAAGGTCAAAGTGCCGGAGGTCGATGGCGAGGGTGGTGGTGACAGAGTTGGTGCGGGCGCTGCAACCAACACTGGTTCTGGCGGTGGTGGAGGTGTGGGCGGTGCCGGTGGCACCTCGCTGCTGCAAGCCCGAACCGTCAACGAGGTGGTCAAGGCGCAGACCAACAAGGTGCGTCTGGCCAGACTCAAAGGCGAACTCATTGATCGGCCGCAGGCCATCGCCCATGTGTTCAAGCTGGCGCGAAGCGAACGTGATGCGTGGCTGAACTGGCCCGCCCGGGTTTCTGCACAGATGGCCGCCAAATTGGAATTGGATGCGCACACCATGCACGTGGCGCTGGAGAACGCGGTGCGTGAGCACTTGCAGGAATTGGGCAATTTACAGGCAAGCGTTGACTGATGAGCACTCAAATCGATACCGATCATTACGATGGCGCAACAGAGATTGAGCGAGCCTGGCGCGACGGTCTGACCCCAGACCCACTGCTGTCGGTGTCAGAGTGGTCAGATCAGCACCGTATGCTCTCCAGCAAGGCATCAGCAGAGCCCGGACGCTGGCGCACCAGCCGCACGCCGTACCTGAAGGAAATCATGGATTGCCTCTCACCCAACTCGCCAGTGGAGCGGGTGGTGTTCATGAAGGCGGCACAGGTCGGCGCGACTGAATGTGGGTCCTGCTGGATAGGCTATGTGATCCACCATGCGCCCGGGCCGATGATGGCAGTCTGGCCAACGGTGGACATGGCCAAGCGAAATTCCAAGCAGCGCATTGACCCCTTGATCGAGGAGTCGGCCGCCCTGCGTGAATTGATATCACCAGCCCGGTCACGGGATTCCGGCAACACTATCCTGGCCAAAGAGTTCCGGGGTGGCGTGCTGGTGATGACTGGAGCCAACAGCGCGGTGGGTTTGCGCTCCATGCCGGTGCGCTATTTGTTCCTGGACGAGGTCGACGGTTATCCGCTGGACGTGGAAGGCGAAGGTGATGCGATTTCCCTGGCCGAAGCACGCACGCGCACCTTCACCCGGCGCAAGATATTTATCGTGTCGACCCCGACCATCTCGGGTGTTTCGGCCATTGAGCGTGAATATGAGGCATCCGATCAGCGCCGCTACTTTGTGCCCTGTCCACACTGCGATCACCGCCAGTGGCTGCGCTTTGAGCAACTGCGCTGGGAAAAAGCCAAACCAGAAACTGCAGCCTACCTGTGCGAGTCCTGTGAACAGCCCATTGCTGAACACCACAAGACGCGCATGTTGGAGTTGGGCCAATGGCGCAGCATGATCGATCAAGAGTCTGCAAAGAGCAGCAAAGGTCGCAAGAAGACGGCTGGTTTTCACCTCTCCAGCCTTTACAGCCCGGTCGGCTGGCGTAGCTGGCGCGATGTTGCAGCCGCTTGGGAGAGTGCAGTCAGCAAGGAATCAGGTTCCCCCGCAGCTATTAAGACCTTCAAAAATACCGAATTGGGTGAGACCTGGCTCGAAGAAGGCGAGGCACCGGACTGGCAGCGATTGGTGGAGCGACGCGAAGATTATCGAATCGGCAGCGTTGCCCTGGGTGGCTTGCTGTTGGTGGCCGGTGCGGACGTGCAGAAAGACCGGATTGAAGTGTCGATCTGGGCATTTGGTCGGGGCAAGGAGTCCTGGCTGGTGGAACACCGGGTCATCATGGGCGATACCGCCCGCGACGCTGTGTGGAAACGCTTGTCAGAGTTGCTGGCCGAGCGCTGGACGCACGCCAGTGGTGTGTTGATGCCATTGACCAGGCTGGCGCTGGACACAGGCTTTGCCACCCAGGAGACCTATGCGTTCGCCCGCAGTTGCCACGACCCGCGACTCATGCCGGTCAAAGGAGTGCGCAGCGGTGCGATGGGTGGCGCAGCGTTGATTGGCACGCCTACGGCGGTTGATGTAACCCAGGGTGGCAAGAAGCTGCGCCGAGGCATCAAGCTGTATTCGGTGGCGGTGGGCATGGCCAAGATGGAGCTTTACAACAACCTGCGCAAAGCAGCAGATGTGGGCTCTGACGGCAGTACACCGCTTTACCCGGCCGGATTTGTTCATTTGCCCAAGGTGGACGCCGAATATGTGCAGCAGTTGTGCGCCGAGAGTTTGATCACCCGCCACGACCGAAACGGCTTTGCCCACCGCGAGTGGCAAAAGATGCGCGAGCGCAACGAAGCGCTGGACTGCTATGTGTACGCCCGGGCGGCAGCGTCGAGTGTCGGTCTGGACCGCTTCGAGGAGCGCCACTGGCGCGAGTTAGAAAAACAACTTGGGCTGGCGCGACCGCCCGACCCAGGGATGAATGTCACCCCATCAGATTTGTCCACAGATGCCATTGATGCCAGCCCAACCGAACAAGGTCGCGCTGGCATCAGTGTTTCTGGACAGCCCAAATTCAGTCGCCGCGTGATTCGTAGTCCCTGGCTTAAACGCTAGGGGCTGTGGTCACTTGTTGGCTGTCTAACCCTGGCACTTCGGTGCCATTTTTTATTTCTCTTTCCACTTTTTTGGAGTTTTCCCCATGAGTTTGCAAACACGTCTTGAATCCCTGGTTCTACGCCTTGCCGCCGAGTTCAAGACCATTTACGGTCAGGTCGGCACGCTGTCCAACCTCTCCACCACTGACAAAACCAACCTGGTCAGTTCCATCAACGAGCTGCGCACCCAGATTTCTACGTTGGCTGGCATCACCCTCATTGACGATGTCAACGCCGCAGGCACTGCCACCACGTTCTCGGCATCCAAGATCACCACCTTGTTGGATGCTCTCAAGGCAGATTTGCTGGGCGGCGCTGATGCGGCGTTTGACACGCTCAAGGAGCTTCAAACTGCCATTTTGAGCGACCAGACTGGCATCAATGCGTTGCTCACAGCGGTGAATGCCCGAGTCCGCTTTGATGCGGCGCAGGCCCTCACTGCCGTTGAGCAAGATCAGGCGCGCCAGAACATTGGTGCGGTCTCCGCGCTGGACATTGGCAACTTTGACACCGACTTTGTGGCCGCGTTCGAAGCTGCCCTGGTGGCCTAAGCAGTTCACTCTGACTGATTGACCATGAATCTGGCCCAACACGTCACCGAACTGGCGCAGCGCCTTGCCCTGGAACTCAAGACCCGCATCACCGCCGATCACCCAGGGGTTGCCAAAGCCTGGGTGTGCTTTGGTGTCAGTGGCTCTGGCGAGCAGGCATCGGTGCTTGTTCGGGCTGGGTTCAATGTTCAAAGTGTCACCCGTACCAGCACTGGCCGGTTTCGGGTGACGTTTATCTCGCCGATGAGGGACGCCAACTACTGCTGGCAGGCCTTTGCACGCAATGCAGGTCAACAAAAAACCATGAAGTACGCCGCCGCCCGGGTGCTGGCTGAGGGAAAGACTGCTGACTTTGTCGAAGTCATCTGCGCCACCGCCAGCGGCACCTTGTCTGACACCACCGAGACCAATCTGACCGTCTGGCGCTAAGGCCCGAACAGAAAAACCACCATGTCCTTCTCACAAACCCAACTCGAAGCCCTGCAAACCGCACTCACTCAAGGGGAGCGTCGTGTCTCCTTTGGCGACAAGACGGTCGAATACCGCTCCGTTGACGAACTACGCCAAGCCATTCGTGAGGTCAAACGAGGTCTGTCTGAGCAGGCTGCATCCACTGGCATGTGGCCTGGCGCGCCGCGCCAGATTCGCGTGACCACATCCAAGGGCTTCTGATGGCTTGGAATACATCACGTACGCCAGCGAGCTGGCTCGGAAAAATCCGCAGCCTGTTTGGCCAGATGGGTCAGGGGCCGGTTCATGAGGCAGCAGGCCGTGGCAGACGCGCACAGGCATGGATGCCCGGCAACCCGGGCGCTGTGTCGGCGCTCTTGGCCACCAATTCCGAATTGCGCACCAAAAGCCGCGATCTGGTGCGACGCAACGCCTGGGCGCAATCTGGCATCGAGGCCTTTGTGGCCAATGCGGTCGGCACCGGCATCAAGCCACAAAGTCTGGCCGGTGACGACACGTTCAAGGCTGCAGTGCAGACACTGTGGCGCGACTGGGTGGAGGAAGCCGATGCGGCAGGCCAGACTGACTTTTATGGTTTGCAAGCATTGGCTTGTCGGGCCATGTTGGAGGGCGGTGAGTGCCTGATCCGACTGCGGCCGCGCCGACCTGAAGATGGTCTGAGTGTGCCGCTGCAACTTCAGTTGATCGAGCCAGAACATTTGCCACTGAATCACAACATCGATCTTGATTCAGGAAACGTTGTCCGCTCGGGCATCGAATTTGATGGGGTTGGCAGGCGCGTGGCGTACCACTTGTACCGATCTCACCCAGAGGACGGCAGGCTCGCACCCATGTCCGGCCAGGGTGGCTTGGAGACGGTGCGCATCGATGCCAGTGAAATCATCCACCTGTATAAGGTGCTCCGCCCGGGGCAGATTCGGGGCGAGCCGTGGCTCTCACGCGCGCTGGTCAAGCTCAATGAACTCGACCAGTACGACGATGCGGAACTGGTGCGCAAGAAGACCGCCGCCATGTTCGCAGGCTTTGTCACCCGCCAAAGCGTGGAGGACAACCTGCTGGGCGAAGGTTTGCCGGATGGCAACGGTGTGTCGCTGGCTGGTCTTGAGCCCGGCACCATGCAGATACTGGAGCCCGGAGAAGACATCAAGTTCTCTGACCCGGCCGATGTGGGTGGCTCCTACGGTGAATTCCTGCGCGCCCAGTTTCGGGCAGTGGCAGCGGCCATTGGTATCACTTATGAACAACTGACTGGCGACCTCTCTGGCGTGAACTATTCCAGCATTCGCGCCGGGATGCTTGAGTTCCGCAGGCGATGCGAGATGGTGCAGCACGGCGTGCTGGTTCATCAGATGTGTCGCCCGGTGTGGGCTGCATGGATGAAGCAGGCCGTGCTCAGCGGTGCCTTGACAGCGCCGGGTTTTGCCCGGGGTGGCAACGCCAAGCGCAGGCAATACCTCGCTGCCAAGTGGATTCCGCAGGGCTGGCAGTGGGTTGACCCTGAGAAAGAGTTCAAAGCCATGTTGCTGGCGATTCGCTCGGGGCTGATGAGTCGGTCTGAGGCGATTTCGGCTTTTGGCTATGACGCAGAGGACGTCGACCGGGAAATCGCTGCTGACAACCAGCGCGCCGATGACCTGGGTCTGATTTTTGACTCCGACCCCCGGCGTACCTCCAAAGACGGTGGCAGCGCAGAGCCCAACAAGCATGCAGCTCAAGCCGCCGACACCCAAGCCAGCGATCCCGTCACCACTTACACGTAGAGGATTTCCATGAACCTGTTACCGCATTTGGCGGCACGCCTGTTTGGTGCGCCGTTGCTCATCCATCGCCCAAAACTCGATGTCATCCTGTCCGTGCTGGGCTCGCGCGTCGGACTGCCCGACTTGTCGGCATCAACCGGGTTTGCACCACCTGATCGCAATGCTGCCCAATCTGATACCAGCCCTGGTCAGTCTGGCATTGCCGTGATTCCCATTTATGGCACGCTGGTGCGGCGCACCCAGGGGCTTGAAACACAGTCTGGGCTGACCAGTTACGCCGGAATTGCCCAATCGCTGGAAGCGGCGCTGGCCAACCCGAGCGTTGCTGCCATCCTGCTCGACATTGACTCACCCGGTGGCGAATCCTCTGGCGTGTTCGATCTGGCCGACCGCATTCGCGCAGCCACGGCCATCAAACCGGTCTGGGCGGTTGCCAACGACATGGCGTTTTCCGCCGCCTATGCGCTGGGCAGTGCCGCCAGTCGTTTGATCGTCTCGCGCACCGGTGGTGTGGGCTCCATTGGTGTGATTGCGATGCACGTTGACCAGTCGGTCAAAGACCAGCAAGACGGCATTGCCTACACCGCCGTGTTTGCCGGTGATCGAAAAAACGATCTCAACCCGCACGCACCCATCTCGGGTGAAGCACACAGCTTTTTGCAAGGTGAGGTCAACCGCATTTATGACCTGTTTGCCACGACGGTGGCCAAACACCGGGGCATGGGCGTGAACACCATCAAAAGCACCCAAGCCGCCCTGTTCTTTGGCGCAGACGCGGTTGCTTCTGGTCTGGCTGATGACGTGGGAACGCTCGATGACGCGCTCAAACAGATCAATTCCATGCTGACCCCACCAGTTCCCTCGCTCTCCCGACTGCTTGCCAGTCAAACCCTCCCTGAAACCTCACCTGAAAAGGAAATTCCCATGACGCAATCCGTCCAACCCACTCCTGTGCTCGCCCAAACTGGTATCAATACCACCACATCGGCCGCCACGTCGGCCACCACATCACCCGCCAATTCAGTATTTGAAGTCTCTGATGCGATTGAAGTCGCGCAAAGCTGCACCCTGGCTGGCCGAACTGACCTGATCGCTGGCTTTCTGGAGGCCAAAGTGGCACCCAGTCAGGTGCGCAGCCAGTTGCTCACGGCCATGGCGCAGCAATCGCTTGAGATCGTCAGCCGCATTGACCCGAATGCTGCACACCGCCAGGAAATGGCGGCAACTAACCCTGCTTCGCCTGATAACCCGCTGATTGCCGCCGTCAAAGCCCGAATCGGTGCTCGCTAAATCCCACCTGACCCCCTCACTAATAGGAGAACTCCATGGCTGAAATCAAACAAACCCTCAATCTGGGCGACTTGCTCAAGTATGAAGACGAAGGCTTTTACTCGCGCGACCGCGCCACCCTGACTGCTGGCCAAACCCTGGTGCTTGGCACCGTGCTTGGGCTGGTAGCAGCCACCGGCAAGGTCAAGCAACTCGATCCGAGTGCCACCGATGGCAGCCAACTCGCCTCTGGTGTGTTGTTGCAAGACTGCGATGCCTATTTGGTGGACCGAGACGATGCCTTGATGCTGGCGCGCCACGGTGCAGTGGCCCAACACGCACTTACCTGGCCTGCGGCCATCACTGTGGCCGAGCGCGACGCCGCAGTGGCCCAACTCAAGACCTTGGGCATTCTGGTGCGCCAAAGCGCTTGATAGATACAGCGCACGACAAGCCAATTCGCCCCATTCATTCCACTTTTTGAAGGAAAGCCATCATGGCCATCAACAACCCGTTTCTCAATCCCGCCTTCTCCATGGCATCGCTGACAGCCGCGATTAACCTGCTGCCCAACCGCTACGACCGACTCGACCAGTTGGGTTTGTTTCCTGCCAAACCGGTGCGCACCCGCACCATCGTGCTCGAAGAAAAGGCCGGTGTGCTCAATTTGCTGCCCAGTCTGCCGCCCGGTTCACCTGGCACGGTGGGAATCCGAGGCAAACGCACGCTGCGTAGCTTTGTGATCCCCCACATCCCGCACGACGATGTGGTGCTGCCGGAAGAAGTCTCCGGGCTGCGCGCCTTTGGTACCGAAAATGAGTTTGCCTCCATTGCTGCGGTGCTGGCGGAGCACCTGGACAACATGCGTAACAAACACGCTGCCACATTGGAATACCTGCGCATGGGCGCTTTGAAGGGTATCGTGCTTGATGCTGATGGCCAGGTTTTGGTTGATCTTTATGCGAAATTCAAGATTTCGGCAGCATTAATCAACTTTGAGCTCAACATCGACACGACCGAAGTGCTGGCAAAGTGTCTCGAACTCAAGCGCTATATGGGCATGAACTTGCAGGGCGAGCGCATGAGCGGCGTCCACTGTCTCGTGTCTTCTGAGTTCTTTACCAAACTGGTCACCCATAAAAAGGTAAAGGAGGCCTATGCGTTGTGGAATCAAGGCGAAGCCCTGCGCACCGACATGCGAAATGGCTTTGTTTTTGGTGGCATCACCTTTGAGGAATATGCCGGAGAGGCCAGCGTCCCTGATGGTATGGGCGGCTGGTCAATCCAACGCTACATTGCACCAGGCGAAGGTCACGCGTTCCCGCTGGGCACGATTGACACCTTTGCCACCTACTTTGCACCGGCTGACTTCAACGAGACGGTCAACACGATGGGCCAGCCCATCTATGCCAAGCAGGCACCGCGCCACTTTGAGCGTGGCACCGACCTGCACACCCAGAGCAACCCGCTGCCCCTGTGCCAGCGTCCAGCACTGCTGGTGCGCTTGACTGCGGCGTGATCGGGGACGTCGCATGACCACCTTGGTAGAAAAGCTCTACCGCGCCGCTGCCAACGTCGGGTTTCTCAAGACCTGCGTCTGGCAACCCGGCGATGGCGGTGCTGTCCAGTCCTACTCGGTGGGGTTTGTCGCACCTGACAAGGACGTGCTCTCGGGCCTGGGGCTCAGCACCGACTATGAGATGACCTACCCGAACTCTTGCTTTGTCGGTCTCAAAACCCGCGAGGTGGTGCAAATCGAAGGTGTCGCTTATCAGGTGCGAGAAGTCATGGCCGTGGGCGATGGCTCTGAGGTGCGTGCCAAGCTGATGCGGGTGTGACCACCATGGCAGTCAATTCCATTCGAGAACAAATCCTGCAAGCAATCGTCTCAGTACTGACACCGGTGGCTACCGATCAGGCTGCCACCGTGTGGCGCACGCCCAGTGTGGCCATCACGCGGGAGCAGTGCCCATCCTTGGTGGTGTTTCCTGAGAGTGAGTCACTGGCAGAGCGTGCCAACGACCGGGTCACCCGCGAGTTGACGGTGCGCATCACTGCGCTGGCGCGTGCCGTGCCACCGGTCATCCCAGAAACCCTGGCTGATGCCTTGCTCTGTGCAGCGCATGCCGCCCTGATGCTTGACGTCAACCTGGGCGGCTTGGCCTTGGGTGTGCGGGAAGTCGAGTCCGAGTGGGAAGTGGATGACGCTGACGGCGTTGCCGCCAGCACATCTGCACGCTACCAGATCACCTACCGCACCCTGATTGCTGACATTTCCATTCAAGCCTGAATCACTTTTTCATTTTTCTGTTTATTCAATTCCACTTTTAAGGATATCAAACCATGAGTACCTATGCATCATTCCAGGGCCGTGTTTACCTCGGCAAACGTGACGTTGAAGGCAACCCCATCGAGGTTCGCTCGCCCGGCAACGTGGCTGAGTTGAAACTCTCGCTCAAAACCGACGTGCTGGAGCATTACGAAAGCCAGACCGGCCAGCGCACGCTTGATCACCGCATGGTCAAGCAAAAGTCGGCCACGGTGAATCTGACCATTGAAGAGTTCACCAAAGAGAACTTGGCGCTGGCGCTGTACGGTAACTACGTAGTCGGCACGCCCGGTACTGTGACCAACGAGCCATTGGCGGGCAGCACACCCTTGGTCGGTGAGCGCTATTTCCTGGCTCACCCCAAGGTGGCCAGCCTGGTGATTGAGGACAGTAGCGCCACACCGGCCACACTGGTCGAAGGGGTGGACTACACCGTCGACAAGGACTTCGGCGCAATCCAGTTGCTGCGTCTGAACGATGGAGGCACACCTGCGGTGGCCTACACCGCACCACTGAAGGCCAGCTACGTCTTTGGTGTCACGACAGATATCGGTATCTTCACGCAACCTCTGCCCGAGCGTTTCCTTCGGTTGGAGGGCATCAACACCGCCGACGGCAACGCCCGGGTACTGGTTGAGTTGTACCGGGTGGCGTTTGATCCCTTGAAGGAAATCTCGTTCATCTCCAACGAATACAACAAGTTCGAAATGGAGGGGTCCCTGTTGGCCGATTCCAGCAAACCCTTTGATGCAACGCTTGGCCAATTTGGCCGAATCCAGCTCATTGGTTGAGCAACAGGAGATTCATCATGACCGATTTGGAAAAACTCATTCCCCAAGACACTCTGGTGCAGGTGGCAGGCGAGACCATTGCGATCTCACCTCTCAAAGTGGGCCAGTTGCCTGCCTTCCTGCGGGTGATCTCGCCGGTGATGGCGCAGCTGAGCCAGCCGCAAATTGACTGGCTGGCGCTGTTTGGCGAACGTGGTGACGATTTGTTGAACGCCATCGGCATCGCAGTCAGAAAACCGCGCGAGTGGGTGGATGAGCTGGCTGCGGATGACGCGTTGCTGCTGGCAGCCAAGGTAATGGAGGTCAACGCTGATTTTTTTACCCGAACGGTGATGCCCAAGCTCGACGGCCTGTTCAACCTAGGCCAGGGCATTCAGGCAGCCAGCACTGGTTCGAACTCACCCAGCGCCTGATCGGGCACGGCCACAGGCTGCCCGATATCCTGGACTACACGCTGGCGCAGTTGAAAGGTTTTGCAGAGGCCGTTGTGCGTTTGGACAGTGCGCGCGATGCCCAACTCCTGTCCCTGATCGCCATTGGCAGCAGGGGCGACTCCAAAAACCTCGATCAAACGTTTGAACGTCTGACCACTGCATCAACCTCGTCATGAAAATCTCCATCCGAATCGACAGCGCCGCCGCCCAAGCCCAACTGCGCCGTTGGGGTGGGGAGTTTCGCGACAAGGTCAAAAAAGCAGTGGCCAAGGCCATGGCCAAAGAGGCTACTCTGATCAAGCAAGACGTCCGCGCCCAAGTGGCCAGCCAGCTGACAGTAGTCAAAAAGAACTTTTTGAAAGGCTTTTCTGCTTACGTGATGGACAAGGACAAGAGTCGGCTGCCAGCGCTGTACGTGGGCTCGCGTATTCCCTGGGTTGGTATGCACGAAAAAGGAGGTGTCATCTCTGCCAAGATGCTGATCCCCCTGCATGGCCGGGTGGGTCGCAAGCGCTTCAAGGCGCAGATCGCTGAACTCATACGTGGCGGCAACGCCTACTTCATCAAAAACGCCAAGGGCAACGTGGTGCTGATGGCCGAGAACATCAAAGAGCACGACCGCCCCTTGGCTGGATTTAAACGCCGGTACCGAAAAGCAGAGGGCATCAAACGCTTGAAGCGTGGTGCTGATATCCCGATTGCGGTGCTCGTTCCCCGCGTCATGCTCAAAAAGAGGCTCGATATCGAGCGACTGGTGGTGCGGCGCATCCCACGACTGGCCGCAAGCATCGAACAACAAATCCGCACAGTCGGCTAACTCTCAAATATAGCCTCAAATATTGAATTGACCCATGGCCAACAACCGTATCGCTGTTTTAGTCGCCCTTGAGGGTGCAGATCAGGGACTCAAACGCGCCCTCAATTCCGCCCAGCAAAGCCTGGGCGAGTTGGCATCGACAGCCAAGACAGCAGGCGACAAGGCTGCGCGCGGGATGGCCGAAGTCAAAGCAGGCATGTCGGCGTTTGGCGACCAGGTGGCGACCGCTAAGACGCAGTTGCTGGCATTTCTGTCGATCAACTGGGCAGCAGGCAAGGTTCAAGAGATTGTCCAGGTCGCAGATGCCTGGAACATGATGGGCGCGCGCCTGAAACTGGCCACTGCCGGTCAGAATGAGTTCGTCACTGCGCAAAAGGCGCTGTTTGACATCGCTCAGCACATCGGTGTGCCCATCCAGGAAGTCTCGACCCTATACGGTAAGTTGCAGCAGGCGGTGCGCATGCTGGGTGGTGAACAGAAGGATGCCTTATCGCTTACCGAGAGCATCTCACAGGCCTTGCGCTTGTCAGGTGCGTCAGCCACTGAAGCACAATCTTCCTTGCTGCAATTCGGTCAGGCCTTGGCATCAGGGGTGTTGCGTGGCGAAGAATTCAACTCCGTGGTCGAGAATAGTCCACGTCTGGCCCAAGCCCTGGCCGATGGCTTGAACGTGCCCATTGGTCGGCTGCGCAAGCTGGCTGAGGAGGGCAGACTCACTGCTGACGTGGTGGTCAACGCCTTGATGAGCCAAAAGGACAAGCTTGCCTCTGAATATTCTCAATTGCCTGCGACGGTCAGCCAGGCGTTTCAGCGCCTGCAAAACGCCTTCGGCCAGTGGGTCTCGCAAGTGGATGCCGCCTCAGGCATCACCAAAAAGCTCGCTGATGGCCTGACCTGGCTCGCCACCAATCTCGATACGGTCATGCAGTGGCTCAAGAAAATAGCCGAAGTGGGCTTGGCGGTGCTCATTTACCGGCTGCTTCCAGCCTTGGTCACGGCTTGGCAGACCGCAGGGGCCGCAGCCATCACCGCTGCAACAGCCACCTCTGCGGCGTGGGCTACCGCCAATTTGTCGGTCACAGCAGCGATTGCCAGCGTCGGCTTGCTCAAGTCAGCTTTTGCCGTGTTGGGTGCGTTCGCGGTGGGCTGGGAAATTGGCACTTGGCTGTCCGACAAGTTTGAGGTCGTGCGCAAGGCTGGCATCTTTATGGTGGAAATCCTGGTCAAAGCAGTCGAGCAGTTGCAATATCGCTGGGAAGCCTTTGCAGCGATCTTTACCAGTGACACCATCGATGCGGCCACCAAGCGCCACGAAGCCCGGCTGGCCGAGATGAATGTGATCTTCGCCCAGATGTATGCCGATGCCACCAAGGGCTCCGACACCGCAAAGGCAGCCATGACCACTGCGGCCACCACGGCAGAAGAGATTGCCAAGAAGTTGGAAGCCGTACGCCAAGGCACCCAAGAAGCAGTTGGTCGTGGCGTTGAGGCGGTTCACTCCGCAGTGGAAAAGCTCAAATCCCGATTGGGCGAGGTGGAACAGGCGGTCACCAAAGCCAACGGCGTGGTGACCCAGGCCACAGCCAAGATGGCAGAAGCGTACAAAGGCCTGACTAGCATCATCGAGGCAAATTTGCTGGCGCAGGTTACAGCCGTCAAAGATCGCTATCAGCAGGAACAAAACGCACTGAATTTGTCCAAAGCCTCGGAAGTTGCGCAAATTGCCAAGTCAACCCTGCTGCTCACTGACGCACTGACCCAGCAGACCACCCTGCGGCAAAAGGCCACCACGGACACACTGAAACTCATTGATGACGAGTCCACTGCCAGGGTGGCAGCAGCGGTCAAGCAGGGGCTGACAGAAGCCGAGCGCAGCGCCAACGTGACCCGGGTCGAAAACGAGATTCTGGCGACCAAACGCCAGTCCATGGTCATTGCCGCCACTGAATACCGCGCCCACATTGATGCGCTCAACGCCGAAGCCAACCGGCATCTGCTTGAGGTTCAGCGGATCGAAGAAGCTAAGCGGCTGCTGACGATGACAACGGAGGAAAAAATCCGTGAGCTACGCCGCCAAGGCATGACGGAGTTTGAAGCGACGGAAGACCGCAAACGCCAGGTTGTCGAGTTGCAAAGCAAGGCACGTGATGCGCTGGCCGCAGGCGAATTCGAGCAAGCCAAACAGTTCGCACAAAAGGCCATGGATTTGGCGGTGCAAGTGGGCAGCGCTCAGACGGCTGAGGCCAAAAAAGCGGAGGAGGCCAAGAAACAATCCGAGCAGGCGCATTCGCAAGTGGTGGCGTTAGAGGCGCAAGCCAGGCAGGCCTCACGCCAAAGTGAAAACGACAAGGCAGCCGACCTGATGCGCCAGGCGGATGCCCTGCGTGCCGAATTGGCCCAGAAAACGACCACGGCCGATGCGGCCATCACCCAGGGCAAGCAAGGCATCAACACCGCCATCGGCGATATCCGCACCTCCGAAGAAATCCTTGTCAAGACGCTCGATGCACAGGCGCTGGCCCACCAAAACGCGGCCAAATCGGCGTTGAGTGCTCGTGATCAGATCAAGCAAACCCTTACAGACACAGAAACACAGATCGACCAGATCACCACCAAGCTCAAAGATGGCTTGAAAGTGACTTTGGATGCAGACACCAGCCGGTTTGACAAAGCCATGGCTGATCTGGATAAGGCCATGGCTGAGAAAGAAATGCTGCTGCTCATCAAGGCTGATCTGGAACAGGCCCAGAAAAAGCTCCAGGAATATGAACAGTTGCTCAAAGAGGGCAAAACCCTGCCAGTTGATGCTGATGTCACCCAGGCCAAAGCGGCGCTGGACAAATTGACTGCTTATGCCAAGCAAAACTCCCTCATTGAGCTCAAAGTCAGTTCAGAAAAAGCCCAGGCATCTATTACCAATGTCGAGGGCATGATCAATGCACTGGGTCGCATCCGCACCGAGTCGCAGCACAGTGTGAACACCAATGCCGATGCGGCGCGGTCAGAAATTTCCAGCCTCAACGGCATGAACACGTCGAGCACGCACACCATTTACGTGCGCAAGGTCGAAGCCAATGCAGCGGGTGGTCTGGTGGGCGCTGGTGTGCCGCACTTTGCACGCGGCGGCTATGCCGACGCTTCCGGGTCTCGTGGGTCTGTGGCATCACCAGTTGCTCAGGCATTTGCCCGCATGACCGGTGGCTCCGTGCCAGGTTCCGGTGATCAGGACACGGTGCCGCGCACACTCGATGCTGGCGCGTATGTGCTGCGCAAAGCGGCGGTGCGCAAGTATGGAAGCACTGCATTGTCGAAAATTGTCAATGGAGTGGCCCGGTTTGCCACGGGCGGTTCGGTGGTACCTCCTGGCTCAAACGTCATCAAACGCAACAAAGATGCGGCAGAGGCGCAGCAAATGATCGAGCTGGGCTTGTCGGGCCTGCGACAGTACGTGCAGTGGATGCGCATGCAGTACGGTGCCTCGTTGAGTGTCGGATTTGAGTACGACACCTTGCAGGGTTACGGCCAACTCGCAAACACTGACCGCAGAACCTTGGAGACCTTGCTTAACCGCAAGCAGCTCACCGGCAACGAGAAGCAAAAGCTCGATGCCATCAAGTCCAACTGGCGGCAAGCCATGGCGCAGCCACTGCTCTATGGCAAAGACCTGGAACGCGACTTGATGGACTACATGGAATTGCACCAGGGTGAGTTTTACAGGGCCGGTGGCGTGGCCAAGTCCGATACGGTTCCGGCGATGCTCACTCCGGGCGAATATGTGGTCAACCGGTCTGCGGTGTCGCGTTTTGGCACTGGCTTTTTTGAATCACTCAACAACCTGAGTCTGCCAGCACAAGCCTTGGCCGCGCGCGTGCAGGGCCAGATCCAAGGTTTTGCCAGCGGAGGTCTGGTTCAGTCGATGGCCTCGCCACTTTCTGTGCCAAGAGCAACATTGGCAGGGGAGGGCGCACCAGTGCGCACTGTGCGGGTTGAACTGGCAGCGGGCAACCGCAGTGTGTCAGCCACGGTCGATGCCAGGGACGAAACCCGACTGCTCGACATCTTGAAACAAGCGAAATCACGCGCTTTTTAGCGATCACTCTCCTATGGAACTTAAAAACCTCTTCAGTGGGGACACGTTGACCCTGCCTGACGATTTGCTCTGGAGCGATGAGCACGGCTGGAGTCCGGTGGTCTCCAGCGTGTCTTACCTGATTACTGGGTCGTTGCTGGTGCAGTCGGCAACCCGGCAAGCGGGGCGTGCCATCACCCTGGTGGGCGCTGCCGACATGGCTTGGGTCACGAGATCGGTTGTCAATGTTCTGCGTGATTGGGCCGCACTGCCGCTGGACGCGGTCAGTGGCCGCTTTGAATTGACGCTCATGGATGGTCGCATCTTCACGGTGGCCTTTCGCCATGGTGATGGAGCCCTTGAAGCCGAGCCCGTTACAGGCTTTCCTACCCGGTCTGACTTTGATTTCTATCGCATCAGCTTGAAGCTGATGCAAATCTGATTTTTTATTAGGAATTGACATGCCCATTCTCACTGGCGATATCAAACTGGTCGCATCCCAAGTCATGGACGACGTGCCTGAGGGTGGTGGCGCACCCACCGCCACGGTCATCACGGACGGCACCAGCAATGCCATCTTTCCGGACATCTCTGAACTCGACCGCGCCGGTGGCCGGGTGAATTTGCGCAAACTCCACGTCTCAGTGCAGACCATGGACACCGACACCTACATGGGCTCGAACATCATCGTCTCCGAGCCCCCTGCGGATCCCAATGTCAGTGTCACGCTGTTCAGCACTCGCGACACCTTTGACCGGCGCGATGCCGCATCGGCCCGGGTGGAGAGCTACCTCACCAAAGGGCCGATGTGGGGCGGCATGTTGCTGGAGAACCACATTGCTGGTCAGCGAGCCATTCAAATCTTGCAGAGTGTGGATGCCGAATTGCCTCGTATCGGCCAGACCATGGTGCTGGTGCAAAACGAGGGTGCAACCAACGAGAGAAACCAGTACATCCGCACCACCGAGGTCAGCGCCGTCAAGCGAAAGTTCGAGGACAGCCAGGGAAAGATGGTCGACATGAACGTGGTGACCTGCTCCATCAGTGACGCGCTGCGCGCCGATTTCCAGGGTTCCGAGGGCAATGCCAAGGCTGCACCGGCAGCCGGGGCAACCCGGATTCGCGATACCACGGTGGCTGACGCGGGCTCCTATGTGGGCGTGGTGCCGCTGGCCGCAGCCGCCAATCTTGGGACGTTCAGCATTCGGGCCAGCAGTGTCTACACCCAACTGGTGCCCAGTGCCCAGACTGAAACCCCACTGGTTGATCTGAAACCCAACGGTGAACAGGTGGTTTTATCTGCTGCGGGTGGGCCCTTAACGATCACGACATCGGTAGCACTCAACACCTCCCACACCATCAGCGTGGGCCAGGCGATCATGCCCAATACGCTCAAACTGACAACCGGCAACTTGACCCTGGTCGATGACGGTGGCCTGTTGTCGGCTACGGGCAGCGCAGTCGGTGCGGTGGACTATGCCAATGGGCGTATTTCAATCACCGATCCGTCCGTGAGCTACGATGGGGCCAAGACGATCGTCTACACACCCGCTGCAACACCGGTGCGATCACTTCACACCGCTAGTTGGGCAGTAACACCTGAATCGCGCTCCAGCACACTGGTGGCCATCTTCGACCCTGCTCCCAAGCCAAGCAGTTTCGCGTTAAGTTATCGCGCCCAGGGTCGCTGGTACACCCTGCGTGATGCGGGCAACGGCCAGTTGCGCAGTGCTTTTGGCTCAGTGGGTGCAGGCACGCTCAATTTCAACACCGGATCGATGATGGTCACGCTTGCTGCCTTACCCGATGCGGGAACGCAAGTGCTCGCCACCTATGGGCTGGCCACTGCCGACACCGCCGTCTATGGTGGGGCAATAGCAGCCCAATCGGTTTTTACGCTAGCTAACCCTGGCGTGGCACCGGGCACGGTCACTTTGACTTGGGTGACGGGCGGTGTGAATAAAACCGCCACTGACAATGGACAGGGGCTCCTCACCGGGGATGCCACCGGCAAAGTGGACTATTTGGATGGCGTGGTCACCTTCAAACCACTGATCCTGCCCAGCTCCGGCGCACAGGTCAGCATTGACTACTCGTGGGGACCACCGATTGAAGAGAATTTCCAGGCACCCGAGCGTTTTGCGCCGGATGGTCACATCGAGATCGTTCTGGCCAACCCCAATGTACTGGCGCGCACGGTCAAGGTTGAGTGGAACACCGTGTTTGACGAGAAAGACCTGACCATTGAGGGTCAGATTTCTACCCGTTGGCTCTCCCTAACTTACAAGCCCAACCGCGACCCTATCGTCATCGTCCATGACAACGGCGCAGGCGGGTTTCAGACGCGACCTGAGTGTGCAGGCGTGATCAATTACGCCGCTGGCACTTTGAGTTTCAAACCCGATACCGTGATTGCCTTGCCCAAGCCCAACTGGACAAAGGTGGTCATCGGCACCCAGGTTTTCGACAACGCTTGGTACACTGGCACCCTGGCCACTGAGAAAACAGTGTTTGCTGGCTTCATCTACCAGACCATCGGGGCCATCATGCCCACCGACATGTCCGGGTATGTCAAGGTCACTTACCGCACCAGTGCCGCTGGAACCACGAATACCGAGGTGTTCCCGGTTCAATTTCAGATCGATCTGACGCAAAGCTCGGCTGAGCCCATTGTGGGCGGGTCATGCAGCTTTACATTGGGCGGCACACGATTTATTGACCGCCAGGGTTCACTCATCACCAACATCGATCCGGCAACAGGTTCCGGTCTGACTTCGGGCAGCATCAACTATTCGACCGGCATGGCAAGTCTGACGGTGTTGCCAGTGGGTGCGACCAATGCTGGCGTAATCACCAGCATGGTGACCAGCCAGAGTCCGATGCCGGTGACTGACGTGCAGTTCAGAACCAGCACGGCACCGATTCGCCCGTCCAGTCTGGCGGTGCAATTTGTGCTGGCCGATGATGATGCGCAGGTTTCGCACATCGTCACCTCAGATGCCAACGGCCGAATTGAATCTGCCAACGTGACCGGCAAGGTGGATTACGAGACCGGCATTGTGTCGCTGGCCTTTGGTAAATGGGAGACGGCCGCAGGCAATGAGACCAAGCCCTGGTATGACGCGTCCAAAATCATCGGCGGGCATATCTTTGTGGCATCTGCTGTCATGGCGGACTCCATTCGTTATGCGGCCGTGGCCTACAGCTATCTGCCACTGGATGCCAATATCCTTGGCATTGACCCGGTGCGCTTGCCCAGTGACGGTCGGGTACCAATTTTTCGCCCGGGTGGCTTTGCTGTGGTGGGCAATACTCAGTCGATCACAGCGACTGTCGCCAACGGTCAAACCATCAACTGCGCACGGGTACGTTTGAGCCGGGTTCGGGTGGTGGGGTTCGATGGCAATGTCATCAACGTAGGCTACTCAGTCGATCTTGAAGCCGGGACGGTGACTTTTACCTCTGTTACCGGCTACAGCCAACCCGTTCGAATTGAGCACCGGGTCGAAGACATGGCCGTGGTGAGTGATGTGCAGATCAGTGGCGAGTTGACCTTCACGCGGCCACTGACGCATGAATATCCGATCACCAGTCCACCCAGCAGCTTTGTATCGAGCGCGCTGATCGCCGGAGACCTCAAAGCCCGGGTGTCCGTGCTGTTCGATCAGGCCACCTGGAACGGCACCACCTGGCTCGATGGGGTCAGCGGAACTGCGGCAACCGGCACGTTCAACGACGTGCTGGCACCGATTGTGGTGACCAACAAGGGCGCTGTGTCCGAACGCTGGGCGCTGGTGTTCACCAACACCACGAGTTTCAACGTCATCGGCGAGCACGTCGGGGTCATTGCCATTGGCAGTACCAACACCGATCTGAGCCCCAACAACCCTGCCACCAACACGCCGTATTTCAAGGTTCCTGCTCTGGGCTGGGGCATTGGCTGGGCGGCGGGAAACATGCTGCGCTTTAACACCGTGGGCGCGATGACACCGGTGTGGGTGGTGCGAACCATCCAGCAAGGGCCCAACACCGGCATCCAGCACTCGTTCACCTTGCTGTCTCGCGGCGATGTAGATAGGCCGTAAACGGCCGTGCTGAGGACTGAGGGCTCAGGACTGAGTGAATTCACCTCAGTCCTCAGCACTTAGTCCTCAGTCCTACCACCCCCTCAACTATTTCAAAGGAATCTGCCATGACACTGCCCGTCAAATACTATGCCAACACCATGCAGGGAGCTCCTCAACTGACCAACGACTGGGGCTGCATGACTGCGCTGCTCGATGCGGTGCTGGTCACCGGTTTCAACCTCAAAACCATCGAAACGCTGACCAGCGATGCCGGTGTTGCCACGGCCAATATCCCTGCTGGGCATTTGTATTGGGTGGGTCAGGTGCTGGCCATTTCAGGAGCAGATCAAAGCGAGTACAACGGCGAGGTGCGAGTGGTGGCTGTGACCACCAGCACTTTCACTTATGCCATCACCGGCACGCCTGTGAGTCCGGCCACTGGGGCGAGCATCACCTCCAAGGTGGCACCGCTGGGCTGGGAGATTGCATTTACCGCCACCAACAAGCGCGCTTACCGCAGCAAGAATGTCCTTTCCAATCGCCCCTATCTGCGCGTGGACGATAGTTTAGACCCGGCTTACACCACCACTTATGCCAAGAAAGCCAAAGTGACGATGGCTCAGGGCATGAGCGATATCGACACCTTTGTTGGAGCACGCGCACCGTTCGATTCAGCAAATCCAAGCCAAAACGAAGGCGCATCTGGATCAGGGAATACTGTGGTTGATGGTTGGTACAAGTGGTATTACGCCAGAGCGGGAGGCAATGGCCACGATGAATATAGTCCTGCTGTTTACAACCGCCCATGGGCAGTCGTTGGTGATGATCGTGGTTTCTACATTTTTAATGAGGGTGGAGACTCCGGCGGCTTGGGTGGCAAATGCTTTACCGATTTTGAGAGTTATCGCAGCGCTGACGGGTTCAACACCATTTTGTGCGCGCAGGATGCATATCTGGGCGCAAACGCCTATGCCAGTCAACTCGATAGTGAGGGCTACCAAAGTTCCGACTGGCGGTCTCGCTTCCCGCGAACCCTGGACGGCACCGGCAAGATTCTGATGCGCAGCTATCTGCAAATCGGTAACAACGTCAATCCATCTTTTACCAGCCTGAACACCAACAATGGACAGACCACCTCGGGCTACAGCACGGGCATCAGCTGGCCCAATGGCCCAGACTACAGCATGATTTTGCACCCGACTTTGCTGCGCGAGACCTCCCACTTGCGCGGCAGGATGCCAGGCATGTTCTGGGTGCATAACGACAGCCCCAGTTTCAACCATCTCGATACCATCTCGGGCGTGGCTGGCTACCCAGGACGCACCTTTTTGCTGCTGAAGGTCGCCCATGGGGTCAGCAGTGGCAACTACACCGCCACATTGGCCTATGACATCACCGGGCCATGGTGGTAAGCCATGACTTGGTGGACTACTGCGGCGGGATTGACCCCGGTGGCGGCGTTTGATGCAAGCAGAATAAGCGACACGCAGCTGCTTGATGGCGTGGGTGTTAATCACATCACCGCCACCAGCACTCTGCTGCCCAACGATTTCCAGCTCAAAAGTGTGGCGGGTAACGGTAACCCGATGGCACTAACCACACCAATTCCCATGCCAGCGACCGGTGTGGTTGCCGGGTTTTGGACACCGAAGCGGCGTACGGTGCTGCTGACCCCGGGATACAACGACACCTCTGGCTATGCGCTGCACCTGTCTGACAACGGACAGGGCTGGCATGCCGCAAAAGCCAATGCCTCTGCTCCCTATGGGTTGTACGGATCCATTGGCACGCGTTACTTTGTGGCAATGGTCACGCGCGGGTCAGACTCGATTTTGTACGTGGACGGCAATCTGGTGGGCATACCTGTGAGCAGCAGTTACACCATGAGCCAGATCGGGCAGATCGGTTATGGCGCGAACGGCAACGAATACAACCTAGACACCGACGAATATTTCCATGCGCTTGGCATCTGGACAGGCGTGGCCACTCAGGCAGATATTCGAGCCATTGAAGCGGCTCTGCGGTTGGCGTTGGCGGGTGTTACTGCAACATTCCATGGATTTGGCACGGATCTGAGCCGGGTCAACACCATTCCAACCGTCAACCTGGCGACCCAAGGCTTGGGTGACAACATCGGGCGCATCAACACTGCGCCGATACAGGCGCTTGATGGCCTGGGTGTTCGCAACAAGACGTTGCTGCCGATCTTGGGCAAACACGACATTTACTTCGGTGGTGTCGGCCAGGTGGTGGGCACGGTCAAAAACTCACCAGCCACACCAGTGCGGCGGCGCGTTTTGCTGATTGAGGAAGCCACCCGGGCCGTGATCCGTGAGACATGGAGCGAAGCGGCGACCGGCGTGTATTCGTTTAGCCGGATCGCCATGAACACCACCTACACCGTGGTGAGCTACGACCACACCCAAGCCTTTCGGGCTGTGGTGGCTGATCGGGTGGTGCCTGAGTTGATGACGGAGCAGTCACCATGACGCTGGCTATTTCTCCTGCACACAAGCTGGCACGCCTGACAGGGACGCTCACGTTTGCAGATGCTGGCCCGCAAAACAGCCGGATTCGACTGTACGCAACCACCCAACCAGCAACCGGAGGCGACCCGAGTGGTGGACTGCTGGTGGAAATACTGCTGGCCAAGCCGTGTGGCGAGATCAATGCCAGCGTGCTGACCCTCAAGCAATTCGAGCCATCAGGTGACCTGATTCTGGAGACTGGCACTGCGCTTTGGGCACGCTGGATCAACGGCCGTGACGAAGTGGTGGCCGACGGTTCGGTGTCGGACGCTGCGGATACCGGAGATTTCAAACTCTCGGGCACCAGCGGCACGGTGCTTTACGCCGGTGCGCGGGCACTCTTGGGGCAATGCACTTTGGCCTGACGAATTTTTGAATAGGGAAGGGCTCACGCCGTGCCAGAAAACTTGGTCTTTGCTGGTACTCCGCTGAATGGACAGCCGCTGGGTCTGTTGTTTGGGGAGGGTGTCACTGACACGAACGCCAGAATCACCGATCTGGTGTTTGCACAGCCGCCCAGGGGGCATCCGACCCGCTTGGTGTTTGGTGACAGTGACACCAGCACCCACCCGGACTCGATGCTCGAAGTCTCAGGGGCACTGCCAGAACTGGTCGCTCGGTTGCACCTGTTCATTGGGGTGCCGGTGGCTTTGCAAGCGGTATTGCCCGATCTGGTCGGCACGGTCGCTGTGAAGTACCAGAGCCAAACACAACGCCCGACAGTGGCGCATGTGCAGACTTGGTCGCAAGTGTCCATGGTTACCGAGTCAGGCTTGACCCAGCCACAGCAGCACGCGCAGGCAACCAATGCTGGCGCGCAGGATCAAGCGCAAAACGCTGCCTCGATCCGCCAGGGTGTGAGTCCGAGTTATGTTGAAGCCATTCGTTCAAGCCGAGAGGTTGGATCGCAGTTTCAGGATGGATATGCGACGCGGTCACGTTTGCACGCCAATTGGTCGGATGGGCTGGCAGATCGCCGAGTGAACGGCACCAGTCCTTTCCAAGAAGGCAACCGTGCGCCAACCGTTCGCGCCGTAGGCCGTTTTCAAGACGGGTTGCATGACAGGCGCGCATGGTTAGAGAACTCTTGGGCTGGCGCGGTTCCACGCAACAAGGGGTACACGGGCCATGCTGGTGCTGCCATCCCACTGAGAAGGTTCCTGCCATCGGTTTTTCAAGAGGCTTGGGTGCCGCGACCGGGAGTGCATTTGATCCCGGTGATCCCACCCGTTGATCCGACGTACTGGGGCACAGCCTTGCTGTTTGCCTGCCCACCACTCTCCAAACCCATGCTGGTGTTTGGGGCTCGTCAGTGTGAATTTCCTTCAACACAGCCAACTGGCGTTGTGACCGTTGCGGTCAGAAAGGTGTACTTTGTGATCAACGATGTCAGTCTGCGCCGGGCATCCAACGGGGTGGAGGTACCGGTCAATAGTTTGTCCCTGTCGCTGGATGCGTCATCCTGGGCCTGGGGATTTGATGCAGTGTTGCCGCACAGCGCGCAGAGCCTGATCGAACCAAACGGCTCAGGGGTAGTGGAGCTGCTGGCCAACGTGAACGGCACCACTTTTGCAGTCCTTGCTGAAAACATCAGCCGTGAACGCAGCTTTGGGCAGACCAGCATTCGATTGACTGGACGTGGCAAGAACGCCGTGTTGGCTGCACCCTATGCGCCGGTGATGACGTTCACCAATTCTCAGGTGCGAATGGCACGCCAGTTGATGGATGACGTGCTGAGCATCAACGGTATGCCTATGGGTTGGAACGTGGACTGGGGTTTGACAGACTGGAATGTGCCCTCTGGTGTTTTTGCTCATCAGGGGACATGGATCGAGGCCTTGAGTGTCATTGCTGGGGCAGCCGGTGGCTATCTGCTGCCTCACCCCAGAGATCAAACGATTCGCGTGCGCCACCGATATCCGGTCGCTCCCTGGGAGTGGGCGACGGCGACCCCCAACTTTGTGCTGCCGCTCGATGCAGTTGAAAAAGAGTCCCTGCGCTGGTTGGAAAAGCCATCCTACAACCGGGTGTTTGTCTCAGGTATGGATGCCGGAGTGCTGGCGCAGGTGACTCGTTCAGGCACCGCTGGCGATTTGCTTGCACCGATGGTGGTCGATGCCCTGATCACTGAGGCGGCAGTTGCCCGTCAGCGTGGTTTGGCAGTTTTGAGTGATACCGGTCGGCAGATCGAGGTCAGTTTGAATCTGCCGGTGCTGCTTGAGACCGGAATCATTGAGCCCGGTGCTTTTGTTCAGTACCGCGACGGCGGAGTTGACCGCATCGGGCTGGTGCGCTCCACCCAAGTGCAGGCCGGGTTTCCGGAGGTCTGGCAAACCTTGGGAGTGCAGACCTATGCATAACGTTTACGAGCAGTTCAGGCAATTGCTGTCTGACCCACCGTTACAAGTCGGCACCGTGTCTGAGATTGGCACCGGCGTGGTCACTGTCAAGTTACCCGGTGGCGGCACGGTCAAGGCCAGGGGAAGCGCAAACATGGGAGCGCGCGTATTTGTGCGTGATGGCGTTGTGGAAGCCGTCGCACCCAACCTGAGTCTGGAAATCATTGAAATCTGACCCTGACTGAAAAGCAATTTTTAAGCTTTTTAACCCTTTTTTAACTAGAAACCCGCTTCGGTGTGCATCACGCGCATGTGGCGGGTTTCGCATTTTTGGAGCATGAAAAATGGAAGACCTTCCAATTGAACGACGCAAGACGGTCACGATGCCGCAGCCTGATTTTGAGCAAATGCTAGAGCTTGCCGCCCAAAGAGGTGCCCGACACGCCTTGCAAGGGGTGGGGCTTGATGGCGAAGACGCGGCTCACGACATCCGCGAGCTGCGCAATCTGCTCGATGCCTACAACGAAGCCAAGAAGACCGCTGGCCTGACTGTCGTGAAGATGCTCGTCACAGGCTTGGTGATGGCGCTACTCGCCGGAGCGTTTGTGAAACTCAAACTGTTCGGAGGTGCCCAATGATCGAAACACTTCTGGGTGGGTTGTTGGGTGGGGCGTTTCGTTTGGCTCCAGAGTTGCTGAAATGGCTGGACCGCAAGGGCGAGCGTAGCCACGAACTGGCCATGCAAGACAAGGCGCTTGAATTCGAGAAGGTGCGTGGCGCATCGCGCATGCTTGAGATTGGCGCGACTGCCGATGCCGCCTGGAACACCGGCGCAATGGAGGCTTTTAAAGAAGCAGTGGCTGGCCAGGGCAGGCCATCGGGTGTGAAGTGGGCCGATGCGCTGTCCACCAGCGTGCGCCCCGTGATCACCTATCTCTTCATGGCGTTGTACTGCGCGGCCAAGGCTACAGCCTTCTTTGCTGCCCTCAACGGCGGTGCATCTTGGGTTATCGCAGTGCAGGCTGGCTGGACTGATGCTGATCAGGCGCTGTGGGCTGGGGTGCTGAATTTTTGGTACGTCGGCAGAGTTTGGGAGCGTCGTGATGCACGCTCATAAAGGTCGCCAAGCCCGGCCGCTTGCTGAACGGTTTTGGGAAAAGGTGGATGTGCGCAGCGTGAATGAGTGCTGGCCGTGGATCGGATCGATTGATACGAGAGGCTACGGCACGATTGGAGCCAACGGTGGAAGGCCGTTGTTGAGAGCACACAGGGTTTCCTTTGAACTTAAATTGGGGGCTATACCGGATGGTCAAGTCGTCTGCCATGTCTGTGACAACAGGGCATGTGTCAACCCAAGTCACTTGTTTGCTGCGACACAGCGGGAAAACGTTCTCGACATGGTTCGAAAAGGGCGACGGCATTCCTCCGTCGGTGATCGAAATCCGAGCGCAAAACTCAGACCAGATCAGGTAATCGCAATCCGCCATGATCGCCGACGTTCACGCGAAATTTGCGCTGAATACGGGATCGCCGGTTCGACACTCTTGTCTATCAAACGACATGAAACCTGGAGGCACTTGCCATGATCGCCGTACCCCAAGCAGCCGTGGAGCTGGCCAAGCGGTTTGAGGGGTTTCACAAGGTGCCGAAAAACGACCCGTTACGCCGAGCCCATCCCTACATTTGTCCTGCCGGGTTTTGGACTGTGGGGTTTGGGCATCTTTGCAAGCCAGACCACCCGCCGATAACTGAGGCTGAAGCCGAGGTGTATCTTGCCCAAGACTTGATGACGGCGCTAGCCGCAACATTGCGGTATTGCCCTGTATTGGCTACTGAGTCTGAATCGAGGTTGGCTGCCATCGTTGACTTCACTTTTAACCTTGGTGCGGGTCGGCTTCAGGCCTCGACGTTACGACGACGAATCAATCAGCTGGATTGGGCCGTTGCTGGGCAGGAACTGCGCCGCTGGGTCTATGGCGGCGGAAAGGTTCTTCCAGGACTCGTCATAAGGCGCGAGGCAGAAGCTTTGCGACTGATATAGACAGCACATTTCGCTTATCAAATTTACCGAGTTCGGGATAACATTCAAAGCCTCGCCATCCTTCCGAGTTGCACCATGATTAATTGGAATGAAGCCCCCAAGACAGCCCGTTGGTGGGCGATGGATGCCGACGGACAGGCGCACTGGTATCTCTCTAGATGTCGCTGCCTTCACCAAGTTCTGGTATTGCGATCAGGTTCTGGCACCCAGCTACGACTTCGCTGGGAATTGGCGCGAAAGTTTGACTGAGCGGCCGTCCCACTCACGAAAAATCACAAGCTGACAATTTTCGATTCACCGCCTGTCGCACCTGCGTTGGGCACATTCGTATATTTGTCCAGTTGAATTCCGGACCTTTAGTTTCGGTCACCTGCGCAAACCATCGCAACCGCCGATGTCTGAGGCTGAAGCTGAGGTCTATCTGACTCAGGACCTATTGACGGCGTTCACCGCAACGCTGCGCTAATTTCCAATGCTTGCAGCCATACCCGAATGGTGACTTTTTGCCATCGTGGACTTCACCTTCAACCTTGGCGGCAGGCCAATTTATAGGACTAGGCCGCTACTAAGCAGGAAATTATCCTTTTGATTTATGACAACAAGCGGATATTGCCTAGCCTACTGTGCTCGACGAGAGTAGGAGCATTTTGCCATTGGTTTGCCGTAAATCCACGTCAAGGGCCTAAGAGCAATCTGCCACTCCATCATGCAGTGCTCGCAGGCGTGGCATTCAACGATGGTTACTGGCCCACCAGTAACTGTTATTATAAACAGTAATAATAAGACCTCCAAACTGGTGAAACCCACCAGTTCGGATTAAACTGCAACAATGAATACCGTCACTTCAAAACTCAGTCGAGGAACTCGCACCCATTTTTCGGGCCATGAGACATTCCCACTGCGTCAAATGTGGCTCAAGAAGGCGTTCGAGCAGACCGTCGAAGGTGGCTTAATCAAGAAGTCCACCTTCACCGACGAAGCCGCGATCGCTGCTTTCGGGGTCGGCAAGAACATGGTGTCTTCGATCCGCCATTGGGCTTTGGCTTGCGGGATCATGTTCGAGGAGGGTGATAGCTTCCGCGTTGGCGGCCTCGCTATGGAGATACTGCAAGACGGAGGACTCGACCCCTACGCGGAGAATCCAACGACTGCTTGGCTAGCCCATTGGCAGCTTGCCGGCCACTGCTATCGCTCCACGACATGGCAATGGCTGTTCAACCATGTGACGGCCCCCACTTTCACACGACAAGAGCTCGAAGAGCCGTTGGCCCGATACGCCCGCGACCTCGATCCCAAACATCGCCTCTCCGCTTCGACGCTTTCGCGCGACTTGGAGACCTGCCTGCGCAGCTACGCACCGCGGACCGCCGGTGGATCGCCTGAAGATTTTGCAGAACCCCTCCTTGGCGAGTTGGGCCTGCTCCAAGAGGTCCACAAGGGCCAATACGCCTTCCGCCGCGGCCCAAAGGCGTCTCTCCATGACGGAGCCTTCGCATACGCTTTGATCGACTTTTGGGATCGGACTGCAGACGGCCAAAGTTCACTGGCATTCGAAACTGTCGCTTATGCAGAAGGCTCACCGGGACGGGTCTTTAAGCTCGACGAAGAGTCGATCGCGCAACGGTTGATCGCGCTTGCCGACTTCACAGGTGGAAAGCTCGCGTGGACCGACTCCGCCGGTTTGCGCCAAGTCCACCGCAAACCCCTATGCAAAGAGGACCGAAAAGAAATGGTCACGCGCGCCTATGACTGAAACAAAAGAACAGGCGCTCTCGGACATCGTCCAAATTTCGCGCCAATACCAACGATCGATTCGGATCGATGCGGACATCGGCCGGGCCGACGCTTTGGATGGCTACATCTTCCATTCGACCGCATCTTCGGTGATCGATGGGATGTGTCGGCAAGTCGCCGGGACCAATCAGCGCAGCTTCACGTGGACCGGGCCCTTTGGCGGAGGCAAGTCCTCATTGGCCGTTGCCCTCGCGAGCGCTCTACACCCCGACAAAGCCTTGCGAGTGAAAGCCCGCTCCGCCTTGCAGCTTGACTCCAAGCCAGCGTTCGACAAAGCCTTCCCGGTCCGCAAGGGGTGGCTTGTCGTCCCGACAGTGGGCCGACGCGGAAGCGTCGTTTCCGAGTTGGGCGCGGCCATCCGCAAGGCCCAAGGCAAGAGTTTCGATGGCCGCAACAAGCCTACTGCGCAAAGCGTCATCGCCGATCTGCTCGCGGAAGCAAAGGAGCTCCACAACGATGGCGTCTTGGTTTTCATCGACGAGATGGGCAAGTTCCTTGAAGCCTCCGCCCTCGGATCAGGAGACGATGTCTACTTCTTCCAAGAATTGGCTGAGGCCTCCGCCCGCGCGGAAGGCCGCCTAGTCGTCGTCGGTGTTCTGCATCAATCATTCGCACAGTATTCAGCCCGGCTAGGCATCGACACCCGAGACGATTGGGCCAAGGTCCAAGGCCGCTACCTTGATCTTCCATTCGTCGCGGTAAGCGATGAAGTTGTCGAGCTCATCGGCCGCGCGATCAAAGCCAAGCGGTGCCTGGAGTGGATGCTCGACGCGTCGAACATTGTCGCGGAAGCCATTCGTTCGAGGCGGCCCGCGGTCGGGAAAGACTTCGCTGCTGCATTGGCTCGATGCTGGCCGCTTCACCCTGCCATGGCCGCCCTGCTCGGACCGATCTCCAAGCGCCAATTTGGGCAAAACGAGCGCAGCACGTTCGGCTTTCTCTCCTCGGTCGAAGCCCATGGATTCCGCTCCTACCTCCAATCTACTCCGCTGAGCCAAGCGACTTGGTATCGCCCGAGCGACTATTGGGATTATCTGCGCTCGAACCTCGAGCCTGCGATCCTGGCCTCACCCGATGGCCACCGCTGGTCCCAAGCGGTCGAGGCCGTCGAGCGGGCCGAAGCCAAATCGGGCGAACCGCTGCTGGTGTCGATGATCAAGAACATCGCCATCATCGACATGTTCCGCAACGGCTCCGGCCTGGCTGCCGATTTGCCAGTGCTCTCGGCTTTGTTCTACAAGGTTCCTCAAGAAGAAATCGATGAGGCTCTGCGCAAGCTCGCATCGCTGAAAGTCGCCTTATTCAAGAGCTACACAGGGGCTTGGTCTGTCTTCGAAGGCAGCGACTTTGACATCGATGCAGCCATCGCCCAAGCGTTGGCCGCGTCCGCTGGCATCGATTACGCCAAGCTCTCTCAACTCATGGGCATACATCCTGTGGTCGCCAAGCGGCACTACCACGAGAAAGGCTCCATGCGATGGATGGAGCTGTCACTGCGCAGCGTCGAACAAGCCGAGAAGATCGCCCAAGGCTACGAGCCGCAACGCGGCGAATTCGGGCAGTTCATCCTTGCCCTCCCTAGCAGAGGAATGTCCGCCCGCGAGGCCCGCAAGAGGGCCCAAGCCTGCGCTCGCATGGAACCTTGGCCGGTCTTGGTTGGCATCCCGTCCAACCATGCCCGCATTTCTGAGCTATCGGCCGAATTGGTTGCGCTCGAACAAGTCAAGGAACGCCACGAGCTGGGCAGCGATCCCGTTGCCCGCCGCGAAGTCTTTGCCCGCCTTGCAGCCACCCGATCAGACCTGGAGGACCAGCTCCAAGCCGCCGTCTCCCTGTCCAAGTGGCATGACGGCAGCGAAGAAGTCATCGAACCGGGCGCCAAGCTTTCGCCTGTCGCCTCCGTCCTCGCCGATAAGATCTATTGGTCCTGTCCGCCTGTTTGGAGCGAGTTGGTCAACCGTGACAGCGTTTCGAGCAACAGCGTAAAAGCAAGGCGCGATCTGCTGCACGCGATGATCAATGCCGAAGGCCAAGAGCGATTGGGCATCGAAGGATTTCCTGCGGAGCGAGGCCTGTTCGACACCCTGCTTGCAGCCTCAGACCTCTACCGCAAGGAAGGCGATTCATGGCGCTTCTGCTACCCTTCTGAGGCCTCAGGCACAGGGTTCGCCGAGCTATGGAAATCCACAAAGGAGCTTTTCGCCGACACCAGCGCCCGCGTTGGCGTTGATGCGATCTATGAGCGATGGAGCCAGCCGCCTTTTGGCATGAAGCGAGGCATCCTCCCTGTGTTTCTGACCGCCTTCCTGCTAGCTCACAAAGCCAATGTGGCCGTTTACAAAGAAGGCATGTTCATTCCGAGGTTAGGTGATGTGGACATCGACGAATGCCTGCAAGACCCATCGCGCTTCACTCTGCGCTGGATTGCCATCGACGAAGACAAGAACAGCATCCTCGAAGGCATATCCAAGCTTCTTGCCGAGGTTGGCGAGAAGGCAGGCACTTCGGACCCACTCGATGCCGCTAGGGGCCTGGTCGCCATGGTCTTCAACCTGCCCGAATGGTCGCGGCGCACCCAACGCATTGGCGATACGGCAAAGGCCATACGGGAGATGCTGCTCAAGGCCAATGATCCCCACAAAGTCTTGTTTGTCGACTTGGCCTCCTTGCTTGGCGCAGCAGATGGCAAATCGTATGTGAAGGAGCTGCGCGCGCCGTTGCAGGAGATTGCGACCGCCTATCCAAAGATGCTCGCGGAAGTCGAGGCCAAGATGCTCGAAGCACTCGACGCGACTCGCGAGGATTTGGAGTCGCTGCGAAACCGGGCTAAGTCTGTGGCTGGCGTCGCCGGGAATTTCCGACTGGATGCGTTTTCGACTCGCCTTGGCTCCTACGATGGCTCTCGCGAGTCACTCGAAGGCCTACTGAGTCTGGCAGCCGACAAGCCACCCCGAGATTGGGTGGATCGGCACATCGATGCAGCCCTATTAGAGCTCTTCCAGTTCGCGCGGCGTTTCCGTGAGGCGGAGGCTTTTGTCTCGATTCAAGGCCGCAAGGCCCGCAGCGAAGCCATTGCAGTGGTCATCGGAGCTGGTTCGGATACTAGGACGATCTCCCGCACGTTCGCCATCTCTGAGCGCCATCGCAAGACCGTTGACGACAAGGCTGACGAGCTGGTTTCGATGCTGCAAAGCCAAGGCTTGGGCACTGACGTATTGCTGGCCATTTTGGCCAAAACCGGCATGAGGCTGGCGACGAACAAGGAGGAATCAAATGGTTGAACGGCACGTCTTGGGAATCTCCGGAGGCAAGGACAGCGCGGCTCTGGCCGTCTGGATGCGCGACAAGCATCCCGAGCTGGACATCGACTACTTCTTCACCGACACGGGTGAAGAGCTCCCAGAAGTTTACGAATTCCTTGGGCGCCTCGAAGGCTATCTCGGCAAGCCGATCGCGCGGCTCAATCCACGCAGGGACTTCCGCTTTTGGCTGCGCGAATACAACCACTTTCTGCCCAGCCCTCAAACCCGCTGGTGCACTCGTATGTTGAAGCTGCGGCCTTTTGAAGAATGGATTAAGCCTTGGCTGGCGGCTGGCGACAAAGTCTTCACGTATGTAGCGATCCGAGCCGATGAAGACTATCGCGAAGGCTACTCGGCAAAGGCTGACAACCTGTTCGTCCGGCTGCCCTTCCGCGAGGCTGGAATCGACAAGCCAGGCGTCGTCGACATCCTGGAATCATCAGGGGTCGGCTACCCGAAGTATTACGAGTGGCGCTCACGCAGCGGCTGCACTTTCTGCTTTTTCCAGCAGAAGATTGAATGGGTCCGCCTGAGGGAACAGCATCCAGATGACTACGAGAAGGCCAAGGAACTTGAGAAGGACGCCTTGGAGCATGGATCGCCCTTCACTTGGTCAAAAGGCGAGTCGCTATGGGACATGGAGAAGCCCGAACGCATTGCAGAGATCAAGGCTGAATACGAGATTCGCCGCGCTCGCTTGCGCAGGAGCATTCCGATCAACCCTCTGCGCCCGGTCAAGGAATGCCCGGACGACATCGATGATGTCTATGGCGAAGATGAGGGAGGCGGAGCCTGCGTGGTCTGCCACAAATAGGCCCCCGCGCTCGGTGGCTGGCTGAGAGGAGAACAACATGGCTGGAGGATTTCGGATTGCAGCGCGCGCCTTACGACAGTTGGGCGCGGAACTAATCACGTCTGATGACGTTGCGCTCAATGAGCTCATCAAGAACGCATTTGACGCACGTTCGCCGCGAGTCAAAGTTGAGATTGAGTCGTTCGCTGACTTGGATGCTCTGGCGCTACTAGAGGAACAGATTCGTCACGAAAAGGTGACGCAGCAAGAGGCGATTGAGCGCGTCGACAAGGCGATCGCTCCGGACCTTACTGTCACCCAGCGAGCTGAACTGATTGAACGTCTGCACAAGTTTTTGGAGTATCGTACCGAGTTTGCAAACAACGTTAGGATTTTCCGGGCAGAACAATCACTGAAGGTGTCCGATGATGGCTTGGGGATGAGTGCCGATGACCTCGTAGAGCGCTTTCTAGTCATTGGAACCCCGGGGAAGTTGCTTGCCAAGGCCGCAGCTTGTCCCGGCGATACCCCGATCCTGGGCGAGAAAGGTATCGGCCGACTTTCGATGATGCGACTCGGGAATCTTGCTACCGTGAAATCGACACAGAAAGGAAGTGACCGATCGAACAGCATCGAGTTCAGATGGGACAAATTCGATGATCCTCATCTCTTTCTGGACAACGTCGAAGTCAACGTAGAGGATGCAGGCCCTGCTGCCGTGGCGAAGCAAGGCACTGAGATCGAAATCAAGGAACTAGCAGGCAACTGGACGCAGGAGAAAGTCCAGCAGTTCATCCAGCGCTATATGCGCCGGTTGCAGGACCCTTTTTCCAAAGAGCAGCGACCGTATCCTGTAGATATTGTGCTCAACGGAAAGCGGCAGCCGATCGCGTCGCTTCCTGCGTGGTTGGAGCGTGCCGCGCAGTTTAAAGCGGAGATCGTGTTTGATCCGCGTGGCATTGAGGGCACCAAACAGATTCTGCGCCGTAGTCTTCAGTGGAAGGACTCAACTTCGCCCGAAACGAGAGCCTGGGCGATGGGCGAGCTGACGCAGCAACTCGCACTTCCGGCGGAGACATTCGCGCGTCTTGGCTCCTTCGTTGCGAACTGCCTTTGGTTCAATCGGCAGATGTTGTCGGGATCTGTGGAGAAGACGCGCACCGAAATCGCCGAGGAGTTGAACCAGTGGTGTGGCGGCTTCGCCCTGTACCGAGACAACTTCCGTGTGGGTAAGACCGGTGGAATGGAGGACGACTGGCTGGAATGGGACAGCGGCGCACTGAGGGCGAAGGGTTTCGCGCTGAATCGCTATCAGACCATAGGCGGTGTCAGCATCTCTTCCGCGAATAATCCATACCTGATCGATTCGGCGAATCGGGAGCGCCTGGTAGCGTGCCCTGAGCAGTCCTTGCTAAAAAGTCTTCTGGGGGACGTCATCGTCAAGGATCTTCGTCTCCACATTAACGCAATCCGAGAAGCCGAAGCGAAAATCGCCATCGCTGAAGAATCGACGACTGAATCGCTCAAGAAGTCCGAAGAGACCCTCAAGAAGACGATTCGCGCTGTGGAGGAGATTGGTAAGCAGCTCCCCAAGGAAGAGAGGCACAAGATTGTCGAAATCCGAGATTCGCTGCAAGGGCAGGTTGAGTACGTAAAGACGATCAAGAACTCGCTCAACATGGCCAGGGAGACAAAGGTTGAGTTGCTTGAGTTGGCCAACATCGGCTTGGTTGTAGAGATTGTCATCCACGAGCTTGCGCGATTGACGGAGCGTACTGTGAACGGC